ATATCTTCATATTCATCTAGATGACATCCTAACATTTCTACAATAACCCTTATTGAAAATTTATAATTTAAATAACTATAATAATGATATAATTTATTGTTTACTTCTTCTAAATTATAAAAATTATCATAATCATAATTTATAAAATCTAAAATTCTTCTGATGGTATATAAATATTTATTCTTTGTTGTTTGACTAAAATTTTTATTATATAACGTGATTATTTCAGTAAGGATTTCTTCATCCATTTATTATATAATAATATAATAAATATGGTTAATAAAGGCGATAAGCAGTATAAATCTACTTATTATAAAGATAATAGGGAAAGATTATTAGAATATCAAAGATTATATACTAAAATGAATAAAATTAAACTAAAAATATATAGTGGTGAACCTGTATCGTTAGAAGAAAAAGAAGAATATTATGAATATAAAAAAATGAAAATTAATAAAAAATTAAAATTAGGTCAATTAGATACACCTAAAATAAAAACAGGTAATATTACTGTTTCTTTTGATTAGGTTCTAATGGAACAGGTTTCCTTTTATCAATTCTAAATATAATTGTAGAATTTTCATCAATCGGAGCATTTCGCCCATCTGCTAGTCGTAAATCAACATCTATCTCACTTAATGTATATGGTAAATCTACTGTATAATCAAAATTAGAACTTTGGGCATAGACAAAATCACCACTACTATAAGTTCTATCTAAATTACCTATACAAGGTATATTTAATGATAAATTAGTTCCAACATAATTATATTTAGGCACTATATTTGAATATAAAAGTAAGTGTGAATAATCAAACTTACTTGGTTTGTTTTTTCCTATTAATTCATCCGGTTGATATGATGAATTAACTGTTTGTATGCCGACTGATCCTAATTTACCCATAGGATAATTTATTAATGGAGAAGCGTCTAAAGTTGTATTAATTGTTGCATTTATATAGGCATTTGTTGTCAAAGGTTTAACTAAATTATTAGATTTATCTAATGAATTTTTTGGATCATTTACATAAATATCTTGTGTATGTCTATTATAATATTTATTTTGATTACCGAATGGAGATATTAACTGGTCTATTGTAAATCCTAATTTATCAAATAAAGTGTTTTTATATTCATATGTATTTTCAGTTGTTAATTTATGTGCTGACCCATCTGTTTTATTTACATAAATATCTAATAATCCAATACCAGTTTGAGATGAAAATATACCATCTCCTTGATTATTAGAAACATATAATAATGTTTTTGATGGAATATCATTATCATTTACATCAAATTTTACTAGATTATATGGATATCTATAACTTATCTTCCCATTATCTGTTCTTGAATATGAACTTCCATATTTAGAACTATTTACTGAATATTTCCTAATATTAAATTTAACTACTTGGGTATTTGCTTCATTATCTTTTGGTTGACTTGATAAATTACTTCTATAATCTTCATATCTTAATAATGTTGATAAATTTTGTCCTTGTTGCATTGCTGTATTCATTTCAGTTAAACTTACTCTTGCTAAATCTGTATCAAATTTAAAATTAACATTTTCAGCCCCGACCAATATATATGGACTATAATGCATTGCATCTGCTTCACTCCAGTTATTATTCCAATTTTTAATAGTTCTATCACCGAACGGATTAACAATAGAACTTGTAATATCTTTATTATATGATATTCCATCTATACCTATCGCTAATTGTGGTAAATCATTTGGTTTAGTTGTAAATATATGTGACCATTTATTATTTTGAAAAGAACGAGATGGACCTATCATTTCTCCTAATGAAGGCATTAATTGCAATCCTCCATTGTGGTCTTGCTTTTGTTTAGCGACAAAGCATATCATAGGAACATCTTTTTTATCAGCAACAACTGCTTTATATAAAGCAATTTCAGCAATTCCTACATATTTTTGGGAAAGTGGCATCAAGTCATTAACAAAGTATAATACATAAGCCTTGTAAGATTTTAATGGATAATTAAATGTAAAAGTTGTTGCATAATTTGTATTTTCAGATGCATCTAATAAATCAGTTCCTGTATAATTTTGATATGTTGCACTTGTGGTTGATAATATTTCATCATATATAAGTAATCTTTCAGTATCAAATGGTAATTGGTCTGCTTGTAATCCGTATATTCTAATTTCTGTTGGACCATCCATATCTGTTTGCGATGCTCCATTCATCGGTTTCCATATCTTTAATTTATTTAATTCAATTGCCTTTTTAAGAGTTATTTGTATATAATCACTTGTTCCAGATTTTTTATAAATATATGCATCAGTAAGGGGTCCTGCATCTACTTCACCTAATTTATTATCAATAACATTTGAAACATCATAATTTTCATTACCATAAAATATTAATTCACTTATATGGTTTGTTGTATCATTTTCAAAACTTAAACATTCAAGATAATAATATTGATAATATTGACTATTATTAACATCATAATCATCTATTGCTGATATATTTTCACTTAATACACCAGTAAAATTTCCGTGAGATGTTGGGTTATAATCTTGATTTGATTTATCATCTAATAAAGTAGCATCATCGGGGACTTCACTTGATGTGTCTGCAGTATTTGAACCATAAACCTTCCAGCGTTTTAAATAATTAGCACTTGTATCAGCAAAAAATAATCCATACCTTGTTAATCTAATTTGTTTATGAAAATCTATTTTAATTGTTCTATGTGTATCTGTATTATTAAATTTAAAACTATTATTTAAAGTATCTGCTGAATTATTTGTTAATGCATTTATATTTGTCCCTGATGTTGCAGTTATAGTAGAACCAATTAAATTTTTATACAAACTTCCTAATATATTATATTCTTGTTTTCTACCTGTGAATTTAATTTCTGTTAATATACCATTAAATACTAATTTATATTCTCTCGCTGGTGTTGTAGCATTTATTAGTGTATAAAGTGAACTATATTGTTCAAAGTTTGATGGTATATCGTCTTCTTGAAAATGACCTGCTGAATTTGGAAAATTATTTGTAAAATTTATTGATTCAATTAATGTTTCAGTTCCATCATTAATTCTATATACTGCTATTGTGCTAGGAGCGTCAGCATTATCTGGGTAAAAAGACCCCCAAATTCTCATTTTAGTCAAAATTATTTCTTCTTCAAATGTTACATAAATATTTAAATCACTTGTAGCAGGTCTAAATCTACTACCTACATTATCAACTAAATCTCTAACATTTCCTATTAATGCTGTTGAATTATATATTAAATTAGCATTCACTATTTGTCTTTCATAATCTGTATAATCAGATGGCTGTAATAATTGGGTCAATTCTGTTATTTGTAATTCTCCTAAATTAATATATGGCTCTTGTGTTGAATTAGTAGTAGCATATTTATTTGTAAATCTCCATTTATAATAAGTATAATTTACAGACATAAGAGATAAATCGTTAGGAGATTTTGCTAATAAATCTGGTGATATAGTTTCAGGAGTATATCCCCCAACATAATCTAGAATAGAATTAGTTAATTCTCTTGAATCTATTTCAACCCAATTTCTATCTCTTTGTATAGATTCTCTATCATTTGAACCATATAATTTCCAATTTTTAATAAAATTAAAATTATCTTGATTAGATTGTATTGTGCAATTTAGATCATTAGGAAAAAATTTATACTGTGATAGTGTTAATGGAATGTGATTAGTATATATTAATTCTAAATAATTATTTGTATCATTCATTGTTTGAAACTGTTTGCCTCTCCATTCATATATTTCAATATCACCTATTCTATAATCACCAAAATATAACATTTTTTGTTGTTGTGTTAATGTTGCAGATGTTGTTAGTGTTTTTAAATTAAATCTAATATATCTATATTTATTAATTAAATCATCATAATGATTATAATTATTTTCAAATAATTTACAATTTGTATTATTAAATGAAAAATCACTTGTTCCTACCGTAGATGTTAAACCTGTATTTGCACTTTTTGATGTCCAAGTATTACCATCTTTACTAAAATATATTTGTGTTTCAGTATATTTATAAGTATTGTCTTCTTTTTGAAAGAATAAAGATTGACCTGCGGGGTGAAAATCTCTACCTAAATCTATATCTAAATTAATACTATTTGCTCTATTATATATATCATAATCAAAAAATTTATAACCATTATCGTATAATTCTTGATGTGCGTCTTCATCAGTTGAATTTGAATGTTGATATTTTAAACTTACTGCATTACTTGGAAAATTTAATTTACCATTAAACATTTTATCAAATGTCCCACCAGAATGATTGTCACTAAAATAATTTAATCCATAAAATTTATTATATACAGGCATATCACTTGATGTTAAAGTCTTATCTCCAATAATTCGCAATCCAGCCAATTCAATACGTTTATCATAACTATTTGTAATCCCACTTAAACCTGTAATATTAGATAATTGAACTCTAATATATCTATAAGCTGTTGTTGTATCTGATATATTAATTCTAAAAAATGTTAAATTAGTAGTGTCTGATATTAAGGTTGATTGTTGTGTAGGTGCAGTATGACTTTTAGTTGCACTTCCTATTTGAACAGCATTTGACCAATTTGTATTTGTCGCTTGAATTACAACGCTTTCAGGGAAAAAATCTGATTGATTTTCAGCAGGGAATATATCAATATATTTAAGTGGATATGAACCAATCAAATCAAAATCTAAATTTAATGATGTAAAATTAGATAAATCAAATGCTGCTGATTGTTGAAGATGATTAGTTAAAAGATGTGTGTGTTGTAATCGTAAATGGTCTGGTTCTTTTATAGTATTTATATTATAAGGTCTAATTGGTTTATATGAACCTACAATAGGTTCATTTAACATATCAGTTGTAATACTTAATGCTTGTAAATCAGTTAAACAGTAATTGAAACAAACCACACCGAATAATTTAAAATCTCCATCATAACCAGGATTAAAAGTATTTAGACCATAATCGTCGTTTTTTCCTCCTATACAAAATCCTCCTTCACATCTATTGCCTACTGGTGTCCATTTATTATTATTAGTGTTTGATACTAATAAATTAGTTCCCTTAAAAATTTTATTAACACCTGTTACTGTATTTCTTGTAAATGTAATTATACCTTTATAACCGTTAAATTCATTATTAGTTGTTGATTGTAAAGTAAATCCACCATCAAAGCAAGTAAAACTAACCCTTCCACTTGTTGTAATATATAATTGAAAGCGTCGAGCATAGTCTATTGTATGACCAAATAATAATGTATCTGTTGATATTGTTAATGGTAATTCTACGTATGCTGATATACTAAATCCTTCTATTGCTTTATCATTTAGTCGTATTTCTCCTTGAAATTGATTTTCTTGATAAGCGTAATTAGAACCTTGTTCCAACCACGAACCAATGATGCCATAAGTTCCACCTGCATTTACATAATGGTGTCCACTTGCTGTATCTAATACAGGTGCAGATTCAATACCAGGTCCAACAGAAGAAATAGATAAATTCCAACCACTACCTTGTCTAACAGGTGCTTCACCTATTGGATAACGTTTAATTGTCCAACCGTGAATTGATTGTTCGCGATTCATATATCGGTTATGTCCATTTATAAACACTAATGGATTTAAATCTAATATTGATTTAGTATTATTTGAAGGCAGATATGTATTAGGAGCAGTCGGGAAAGTAGGTCGTAAACATCTATCAGTATAAGCATCACCCCATACCTGTAATGTCCCAATTCTAACATCTTTATTATATGCAAAATTATTAAAATTATCAAATATAAGAATTCTATAATATTTATATTCTTTTTGTCTTGATATTGGAATATCTACAATTAAACCTACATCGTGAATTAAAGCTCGTGCGTTTTCTAAATATTCACTATGTCTACTATATATTGTGTTTGTGTCTGTCCATAAACCATAACTTGGATTACTATTTGTAAATCCTGATAAATTTGATATTGTAGTTGATGTTCCTGCTTGTAATACTAATGAACTTAAAAACTGATTATAATCTGTTGCTGTGCAATACAATAAATTCATTCCAAATACACATCTTTCATTTGAATCAGGTTCAATATTACTACCAAAAATAGCAAAACAAGATGGTGAATAACTACTATAATCTGTAAATGTATTAGGATTACCATTTGTTAATTTGTCAGCAGGTTGTATTATTCTTAATTTTGTAATTTTAACTTTTTCATTTAATAAATGTCTATTATCAAAATTTATATAATGTGGGAAAGTATCAGTTCCACTTGAACTATAAGTTTCAATTAATGTATCATTAGATGTTTGTTTACATACATTATCACTAAATAAATTTCTTGAATTATCAAGAGGTGATCCTAATGTATGTGGCAATGTTTGTAAATTTGTTGGATAAGAATTTGGAGAAAACCCATATAGTTCTGTATAATTTAAGGTTTGTTTAGATAAAAATTGTCCCATACCTGCTATAACATAATCAACTACATCACCTACTTCATAAGGATTATTTAAACTGACAGATACATCATTAATATCAATCGGTAATGGTCTTAAATTATTATTACTTGGTAATACTTCCCTCATAGCATCAACTCCTAACGCCATACTTTTGCGTGTCTTATCACCGATATAATTTATTTTAACTTCATTTGAAGTTGTAATACTATTATCATTTAATTTAGTAATTGGAGTATTTATTAAATTTAAATTTGTATAATCATCTTTATTAACAAACAGTTGCTCACCTATGGATATACTTTCAGCAACTGAACTGTATCCATAATATTTTATATCTTTTATACAAATTCTACCTTGAATCTTACTTATAGCATTTTCAGTAAATGTAAATCTTACTTTTGATAATAATTCATTATAATTATCATCACTATCAACATTTAATTCAATATATGGTTTTAAATCATCTATTTCTTGTGATAAATTTGTATTTAATAAATCTATATTATGAGGATTAAATTTACCACCTGACCTTGCACCTTGTATATAATTTATATGATTTGCTCTTGTAAAGAATCTGTCTTTATAATCAGTTTCAGCCATCAATAAATTAAATATAGTTGGACTTGCTACTTTTGCACCTTCAACTTTTATTTTTGTAGGCATAGACAATAAATTAGTTGTCGCTAATCCATAATCAGTCATTGCTATATCATTATTCGTATCATACGCAAAATATATTCTAATTTTTGTTAAACTTGTTCCATTTGGTTCTAAATACGATGATGAAGGTATTGTAAATTCTAATTGAATAGAATTTGTAGCACTTAAAGCATTATTATTTGTTGTATCTATACTTACAAATGAAGTAGTATTAGTAGATTTCATATTATTAAATAATGTTGATTGAGATAATGAACCATTTGTAATTGTATATTGATTATCTAAATTAAATGAAGATTGGTCTATTTCTCTTACTCTAAAAACTGATTTAGTTGTTGCTGGTGTTGAATTATTTAAACCATAAATTACTTGTCTTGAACCATACGGATTAAATGCATCTGCTCCTATTAAATCTTGTTCTTCACCACTAAATGGTAATGTAGAAGAAGCTAAAATAGATGATACATTTCTATCAGTTGATTCAGCACCTACTTTTATTACTTCAACATTAGTTACAGTTTTTATATCTGTATAAGCGACTACAACACCTAGATCTTTATTTTTAATTAATGTATCATCAAAATATTCTCCATTTGAATTTTGAAAATTAAATACATTTGATGAAGGTAATCTTAAATTATTTGATTTAGGTGTTCTATTTGGATTATATCTAGAATATGTATTTATACTAACAGGGTCTATTTTACTTACTTTAAAATTATCACTCGCTATATCTGCTCTTAAATTATTTAAATTATAATTATCATCAATATCAATATATTGTCCCATAAATACAGGCATTCTAAATTTACTTTCAATATCTAATGTATTTGCTAATGAATGAGTTGATATTGATGCTTTTGGAGAAGGCATATTATATAACCAAGGAAAAGCATTTTTTTGTAATGTAGTTGTTTCAGGTTCTAATATTTTAAAAGCAGTGTTTTTATCAGTTTGAGTCGTTCTGCCTCCTGCTTCATAAAAAATTGCTTGATGTTTAAATCTACATAATTTATCGTCAAGTCGGTTATATTCCAAATAAAAATCTAAACTATCTTTAAATTGTTGATTATTAAAATTAACTTCTATATCATTATCAGATGGTTTTTCCATATTTCTTAATAATTGTTCTATTCTATTAAAATTATCTTCACAAGCAAACATATTTGTAGGTATAACATCACCATCTTGTAAATTTAATTTTAAAAAACTAGTATCTGCTAAATAATGTAAATCACCTTTATCTAATATTACTTCTTGGCTTCCCATTGTATTCCAATATGCATTTTTAGGATTTGTTCTTTCTTCTTCCGTTATATTAGTTGAAAAAGATGTTAAATCATCAAATATAACTGGTTGAATACCAAGATCCAAAGGTGTTTCATTGTGATCATATTCGGGTTGACTTGTAATTGAAGATGATAATGTCTGTGAACCTGAAAATACATTTATATTGTCTTCTAAATAAGTTGTGCTTGTTTGTAATTCATTAGCATTTATTGATGTTATTCCTCCATAAAAAGCACTCATTCCTTTAGCTCTGTTTATATCTCCAACTAATAATTGATTCCAAAATACTTTTTCACAATCAGCTCTATTAGCATATCTAAATGTGTCTGGTATATCAACAACAGAATTTATTTGATTTTGATTAGGTAATTTAAAATAATAATCACTATCATTTTCTAATTGACCATTCATTATATTTCCAGCAAAGGTTGTTTGAACTTTCATTGATTTATCTGACACATTCTCTAATTTATGCTTTTCAGCATAATTATATTTTTCAAATGGTTCACTAAAATCATTTGATACTTGCTCGTGCATTTGACTTGTCATTTGTTGAGATATAACAACTGGATTATTAAAACCTTCTTGTAGTTTAATTTTTGTCCTACTTTTTTTTATATCAAATGTATTATCATCATAAAATCCTTCAAACTTTCTTTTACCTATATAAAATCTTGTTTGAGCATCAGGTTTATTTAATAAAATATGACCTGTAGAACATTCAGTTTTATTATAACCTAAATTATTAATTGGTGTATGTTGTGTTAAACTATACATACTTGAACTTGTATCTACAACAATATTACTCCCATCTATTTTAAAATAATCAACTGCTCTATCATTAAAACGAGGTGATCCATATTTTCTTAAAAATGGGTGGACACTTGCTTCTGTTGCTGAATAAAATAAACCATCTATGGGTGTTTCCCAACTATAAAATTGTTCATCTATTCTGCCTTGTAATAATCTTGTGCCGTGTGTTTTTTCTGGTTGAACATTAATTGATTTATTTAAAGTCCAATTACCATTTAAAATAGGATTTCTATTTTCACTTAAATTAACATTTTGTCTTTCATTATCAACAACTTGTAATAATGATTTATTAATTTTATTTCCTATATTAACTTTTGGTAAATTTAAATTAAAATCAAAATTATTATTTAAATAATAACCGAACTCCATTTCAACCTCATTATCTTTAAAATCTTGGTTAAATGCTTGACCTGTTAGTTCAATCGTTTCATCACTTTGACCTTTACTATTAATCATCGCTTTTTCAATAGAAATTCTATCCCCTACTTGTAGATTTATTTGTGTTGGTAATTTAGTTTTCCATCTATGATTAAATATTTTTTCTTTAAATGTATCACCTTCTATAAAATTATTTTTTTCATATAATTGAGTTTTTTGAGATGCGAGATTGTTACACTCAATTAAGAATGTGTTATTCATATTTTATATATTAATATAAAATTATTAAAAATAAACTTAAATGATATTTTACGCAGATATTTCAACTAATCCATCTTTTAATTGGAGAAGTCTTTGATATTTTACGAAGAATTTGAGTTCTCTTGCTTCATAGTCGTTTCTGCTATGTTGAATAGATGCCTCATAGCGAATGTTTTTAATACCTACATCAATCCCCGATCCACCAGGCATATTTCTTAAATCTATACCTGTTACGTGACGAGAACCAACTAAAGACCCTTGACTATGTCCTTCTAATGTATTAGTCATTATTTGAACATTATTACCGTCTACCGAAAGTAATAAATCAGAATTTAACATATTGGAATACATTGCGTTATGAACATATAATTGTCCGTTAAGAACTTTTTGGACTTCGTCAGCCATTCTAGGAACTTGCGAAACATCTCTAGGATAAATCATTCTATCATTTACTCTAAGATTATATCTTTCAGGGTGAATATGAGCATCCGATTTGTAAACACCTAGTAAATTATCAGCACCTTCTTTTTTAGATATAATTAAAATATCTTTTACTTTTTTTCCTGCACTCCCGATGTCTCTAACAACCGAGAATCTGCTTGGAAGAATACCAGTTCCTGGTTGAGTTGATGCTTGAATATTTGAAGTAGTGAGAGCAATATCGTCAAAAGGTAATACCATACCATTTTGACTATTGACTAAATTTTGTGTTTGTGTCATTGTATCGTCATTATACATAAGGAAGTCGCATAGCAATTTAACACTATCAAGATTAATGCTTACCGCTTTTGAACCAGAATAACCACTATCAAAACAAAGAACCTTTCCGACATCAGCATTTACATTATTTTGTCTATTAAATACGATTTCAATTGATACTGGAGCCTGAATTAGATACAATGGCAATTGTAGCCCAGTTAACATCGGACCAAATAAATCATCAAGTGCAACTGATAGAGTAGGCGATGTTGTTGTGCTATTAGTTGGTCTTATTTTAGCAGGGACGACGGCATTAATACCGTCTTCATCATAAATAGCATCTTCAACACAAAGTCGTCCATAATTTCCGTGATCTTGTCCTACTACGTCTAAAATACCATTAAGAACCATATCAACTTGTTTTCTTTGTTCATTTGTTCTAACCATTCTAGAATGTGTAATATAATGGGCTACATCTTCTATTTCTTGTATTACTTTTGTGCCTATCCTTAAAGTGGCAGTTTTTATTGTTGAGAAGATACCTGTATTGATTGGAAAGAAACCATCATTCGCTGATGGTGCAAGAACTTGAATGTTCATTCTAGTAGTTGAATCTAAAATGCCTTTTTTAGGAAGAACAAATAAAACTCTGTCTTGTGTCTTACTAATAGGTTCAAGAACTTCCGATTCAATATCCATATTAGAAATTGCTACTTGAGTTTTTGTTTTAAGAATTTCTGGAATGCTTGTTGCTTGACTCATTTTCTATTTTATTTATATAATATAAAATAATTTCAAAAATAAAAAAAATTTAATAAATTTTTTTATGATACAACTGCAAATCCTTGTGGCGAATATTGAAGGATATTTTTAGCCATTACGAAAGTATTAACAGCATTAGGCGATTGACCATTAAGGGTTGATTGAATACGGAGATTGTAATCAGTATCTTTAAACGATACACCTGAACGAGTTATAGGGTCGCAGTTAATACCAAGACCAAACACTTTCTTTCTGTCCGAATCAATAAATAAGTTATTTGCTGTTTCTAATTGTAAAGGCTGTCCATCTACAACATCAGTTAAGGTTGCTAAACTATTTTCAGTATTAACTGATACAAGTGAATGATTTTTAAAGTTATTAGGTTTAATAGAATCAGTGAAATTTCTAATTAAATCTACTTGTGGAACATTTTGTTGTTCTTCAACATCTATTTCATAGTCAACCATAAAGCGTGTTCCTCCTCTATTGAATTGAACCTTTTTAAGTTCAACATTAGAATTATAAACTCCTGCTGTCGCATTTTTAATAGCGTCAGTTCTAAAAGAATCAACTGTCACATTATTTTGGTCAGTTGTTGGATTAAAGGTGCTATGAATAGATAATACTTTATCTAAACCAATATTAAGATTTACATTAGCATCACTGCTATTAATTACCGAATATAAATGACTTACACTGTTATATTCTATGGCTCCTGATTTAGGTTGTGAAAGAGCCTCTATACCTTTTTCATCAGGAACTAAAACGTCGGCTGTGAGTGTTAAATCTATAAGACTGTAAAAAAAGTTAGAAGCACTTGCATCAGATGATCTAATGACTTGATTATCGGGAGCGAGATTTAAATTAATTGCTAATCCTCGCATTCCGTTAGATCCAAGCGAGAATTGGTCTTGTGAATTAAGAAGACCAGTTATCAATGAAATACTGAATTCAACTTCCATAGTTGTAGCATTAGTGGAAATACCTTCATTAGAGCTCATAAATGGGTTTCCAATAGTAAGATTAGAAGCATAATCATTTCTACTGTGAACAACTGGGAGAACAGATGCTAAATAGCGACCGTAACTTTTAATTGATTCCAGTGTTTGTCCTGTAAGGGAACTTATAGTAATTGTATCAAAACAAGAATGAACACCAATTCTATTATTAATGTGAAAATCTTTAGGTGCTCTATTTGAATTAGGATTACCTGGAAGGACAGGATTGCTGAATGTAGATGTATCAAGATTGCATCGCATTTTACCATTTAATCTTAATGTATTTGGAAGTAAAAGATGAGGGCTATTAGCAATTTGAAACTGAATTAATTGCGCGCCCTCCTTAAAACTATATTGTTGATTATTGGGCTGGTTGATTGGGAGAATCTCTAATTTTTCAGTTCTTACGATATTCATTTTATAATATAAAAATAAAAAAAAATAAATTAAAAAAAAATTTAATATACAACTTGGACACCTTTATTTGAGATATTTAATGAACGTAAATTACAAATGAAACAATTAAATACTTTTTGTTTAGTTGATCCTTCATATTCAAGTCTTAATGACAAATCAGTTTTAGTTACATCGCTTACTAAACCATATTTAGAGAATGCTCTAGATATTAAAAGATTTTGTTTTACATCTTGAAGATTACGAACAACTACACCACTATTGAGTAATGATTTACGAACTTCGTGAAGATGCTGTTGTGAAAGAATACCATTTACTTGTGCATATGGTGTCATTGACACCGGCCTATCCGGCACTAGTCTTCCATTAATTGACCAAATATATGACTGTAATGAATCATATTCTCCTACAAGATTGTTTTCATCGTAATCCCAAGATACAGGAAGAGGAGAACAATTAAGAGCATAACTGCGTTTTTCTGTAAGAGGGATATGCAAATTTAAAAGACCGTTGACGCCGGTAGTATTTACTTTATAAAGTGTCTTATTTTTGTAATTCATTGTGAGTCCTTCACCACTGCTTATTTTTGAAGCCATCGCAGAAACATACGCTGGACTTGGGAATACTTGTAAAAGTTTCATTTCTACATCACTAATAGTAAATGAAACAGGTGCTTTTGCACTTGATATTGCGGTTGCGTGAGTTGTTCCTACATTTGCTGGAGTATAGCCATTTAATCTTTCATTGCGTATTAAATAAACTTTAGCAGCAGCAGATGTAAATGCTTGGTCTACAACACTAGTAGCTTGTTCAACACATAGTTTTAAAGTGTAAGTTCCACTACCAGCTGAATTAAATTTAGTTGCTACTACTAGAGCGGTTTTTGTGTTAGAACCTTCAACAATGTGTAATCTATCGCCAACTTGAACAGGCATTAAAACTCCAGGTGTTTCTGAAGAACTATTATAAGTAAAGGTTACATCTTGTGTATCGTCAAGTGCTGTTTTTTGTGTGATTGTGGTATTACCAGCGAGACTTAAACCAGTTCCAACTGTCTCAACATAAACGTTTTTATCAAGTCCTGTTTCAACAGAATTTTTTACTTTATCTAAAATAAGCGAAAGACGAAGTCCTTTAAGTGCTGATATAGGGACGATTTTTGAACTTGCACCTAGTAAACCTGAATGGATTGGGAGTTCTACATTAACTTTTTTAGGAGAACCGTTAGATGTATTTTCAGTATTGTCCACTTTATCAGCATTCCAGAAAAGTTGAGCAGATTGAGCAGTAGTTTTAGAGAGCCCTTCAAATAATTCACGATGTTTAATAATATTTTCGTTTTCTTCATAGCTATATTGTTGTGCAACCATTGAATTATATTCAAGAACCTCTTCAAGCACTACTAGTGCATTTCCATCTTGAAGCCTCATATTCCTGATAAGAGAATGAGCGGCGGCTTGTTGTTTAGGTTGAGGCTTACCTCTACCTGACATAGTAATATTTGCACTGATTCTTAATTGTCTTGGATCTACGAAATCAAGATATTCAGGCATATGAAATCTAATATCATTAATGCCTTTACCATCAGCAAAATAATCAATTCTGGCATCAGGATAGATTTTAATTTGTTTAGATGGGATAGTTGTGTCCGAAGGATTTGCTCTATACATTTTATTAATAATTAGAAAATAATTTTTAATAAATTAAAAAAAATAAATTTTAATAAATAAAATAAAAATGCCTCCTAAAAAAATTAATCCTAAATATGTGCCGAAATCTTTAACACCTGCTGATAGAAAAAAACAAATTAAATCTATTAAAGAAGGTAAAGATAGACCTAAAGTTAAATCATTTACTTCTAAAAGAAGTGGATGGGTTGAAAAATTTGAAAATAAATATAAAACTAAAATTAATGATTATAAATTTATTTCAAAAAATATAATTAAAAAAGCAGGTATTGATAAAATACTTGATAAAGGTAGAGGTGCTTACTATTCATCTGGTAGTAGACCTAATCAAACTGCTGAAAGCTGGGCGAGAGCGAGATTAGCTTCTGTTATTATGGGTGGTCCAGCTAGAAAGATTGATAAAGATATTTGGGAGAAATATAAAATTTGAATGAGAAATAAATGAAAATTATTATATAATATTTGATAAAATGGCTGGATTTCATAATAAAACATTTAAAAAACACGATGATTATATGACGCCAAAACAAGCTTGGGAAGATATTAAAGATTATATACCAAGAGATAAAAAAATTTGGGAAGCATTTTATGGTGATGGTAAAAGCGGAAAATATTTAGAAGAATTAGGTTTTAATGTTATACACGAAGATATTGATTTTTTTGATAATGATTTAGGAGATATTATAGTAAGTAATCCTCCATTTAGTAAGTCTAAAATAATTATGGAAAGACTTGCTGAATTAGATAAACCATTTATTCTAATAATGCCGTCAAGTAAAATAAATACAGGTTATATGAGAGAAAATTTTATGAATAAAGGATTACAAATAATTATACCACGAAAAAGAATTCATTTTATTAAATTAGTTGATGGTAAAGAAATTGATGGTTCAAAAAATGCTTGTAATTTTGATTGTTTCTACTATTGCTATAAAATAAATTTAAAAAGAGATATAACTTGGTTAGATTAAAAAATAATATTTTAATTAATTAAATGACCATATACACAAAATTAATTAAATTATCTGGCGATAAAAAAAAGTATAAAATGGAATTCTATAAAAAAGAAGATGGAAAATTTAAAAAATTTAAATCTACTAAATTTGGAGCAGCGGGTATGAGCGATTACACTAAACATAAAAATAAAGAAAGAAAGAAAAGATATATTGAGAGGCATCAAGCTAATGAGCAATGGGATGATCCTTACAGTGCAGGAGCATTGAGCCGTTATATATTGTGGAATAAACCAACAATTGAAGCCTCTTATATATCTTATAAAAATAAATTTAAATTTAAAAAACTTTAAAAATTAGTTAAACCACTTGAATAATCTTGAACTGAATTTAAATGGGGGCGAATGGTAGAATTTATGTTTAAACCAGCAGGTATTTTAGGTTGAGGAGCATCACTTAATTTAGTTGGGTGTGGCTCGTGAAGACCGTGTTCAAATAAATTGTATAAAGAATATCCCAAAGCAGCAGCAACCCCGACTGGACCTAAAAATTCGGCTGCTGTTGTAGCAGCACCTTCTACAAGACCTACTTCTGCTCCTTCGGCAGCTGTTTCACCAGCTGTTTCTGCTAGTGCTGTTTTTCCCATAGTTTCTTCAATAGTTGGTGTCTCTCCTGATACTCCTTCTATATTATCTTTTTCAATACTTTTGACTTGGTCATCAGTAGTTTTAGCATCTGCTAATTCTTTTTGATAATTTTTTTCTTCAACATCTTCTGGAAGCTCAGGATTACTTTGAGCTGAATTTTGATGCTGATAGCCTCTTGATGAACCTGCACCTTCACTCCATCCATTTTCATACCATTCATCAAAACCTGATGATCGTTGAGCAGCTTGATATTTACTTGGTTCAGGTTTTCCCATTGGTTTTAATTCTATATCTTCACCAAATTCATTTAATTGTCCTCCTCTTCTAGAATCAGCTAATGATTTAAAACTTTTAATATCTTTTGTATTTTTTAAACTTTCTATTTTTTCACCAATAGCTTCTTTTGCTTGTTTAAAACCAGTTTGAACTTTATCTTTCATACTACTAAAATTTTCAACAACATCAGAAGGTATTTTATTCTCAAGTCCTTCCATTAAACTTTCTGGATTTTGTCTTATTTTATTAATAGTATCTAATGTTTCATCTATTTTTCGTCCTCCTTTCGCGACTAGTCTATTGAATTCGGGGAGAGCAGCAGCCATTTCAAAAGGCACTATTAAACTATTTTTTGCATCTTCATAAGCTTGCATCTCATCAGTAAATCTTTGATTAGCTTGAAATCTCCAATTATTTAAAATTCCTGTATCGTAATTTTCAATATATCTATTTAAACGATCAGTGGCTGTTTGGTTCATTTCAGTTAATGATTGAGGTGATATAATATCCATTTATTAAAATAAAATAAAAAAAATTATTTTTTAATTAAATTTAGTAATTACTATGTAATAATTCATTAAATCTTTTGTAGGTTTTACCATTTTCAAAATTAATATACATAAATGCGTAGGGGTCTTTCTGTATATGTGTTTTATATAAATCAATAAATTTATTACCAACAAAGTGTCCATATTCTTCATCAATCATTTCTAATTCTTTTTCATTATTTATATTCCAAAATACAATTAAGTAAGTTACATTATTTCTAACTATTCTTGGAATACTTTTAAAATTTTGTGTTGTTAATATCAGATTTTTAATATTTAAATGTCTTGACCTTGTGCATAATTGATATAATTTTGCATTTTGTTTTAAACTACCAATTAAATCATCTCCTATTATAGATATATTAGGTTGTTTGTCTTTCGGATATGATGATTGAGTTTTTATAATTCTGTCTACAATAGCATCATCATAAGAATCAAAACAAATTACATTATCTTCTTCACGTAAAAATCTACTACTTTCATCATTATATATAGAATTACTAATTATATAAGTTGAATCAAATAAATCACCGAAAAATTCATTCTTTAAATACATATTATTTATTAAAACCGATTTTCCACTTTTGATTTTACCTATACAAAGACCTACTTGCCCTTTTGATACATCAGGTAATAATGGGTGAACTTGTCTTTTAAGTGGGTTTTTTAAATTATTATCAACTATTGGGTCTATATCAAGGGTTATATTGTCCCAGTTCATATTTATTTTATATAAATATAATAAAAAAATGATTTAGAAAATATCATTCCACCCACCTTGATTATATTGTTCTTGTGTAAATAATACACTTCTTGCTGTTTGACGGTTTTTTGCTTCTTGTAAAGATTGTATTCTTTGTTCTTCTAATAATTCTTTTTTTAATTGTCTTTTTAATTCTTCTTTTTCTTGTTGTTTTTCTAATCTTATTCTTTCTTTTTCTTCTTCTTTTTTTTGTTTTTCTAATCTTTTTCTTTCTTTTTCTTCTTCTATTTGTTGTAATTTTTTAGATAATCTTTCTTCTACTAGACGAGATATTTTGTCTTCATCTTCTTCTTTTGTTGGTATTATTTGAGGGGGTGGGGAATGGTCACGGGGTGCTTTATATGGTTTTATTTTATCTAAATTTTCTTGTAATTTTTTATTTTTTAATTGTTTTTTTTCTCTTAATTTTCTTGCTCTTTCAATTAAAACATCATTTGCTAATGGTTTAGGACCTGTCTTTTTTTTTCTAACAAAAATTTCTTTTTGTGGTTCTGGCTCAATTGTTAATTCAGGTTTAGTTTCTTTAATGTCTTCTATAATTTCATTTTCAATTTCTTGAGGCATTTCTTCTTCTTTTGGTTGTTCTTCTGTCATTTCAACATTAGGTAATAAATCCATTTTTATTTATAATTAGATTTTATTTTTATCATTTTCTTCTGTTATTCTTAATACAATACTTGTTGGATTAATTAAATGGTCTGCTAATGTTCCATCTCCATTTGTTACTTGAATATTAAAGTTATTAATATTTTCTTCTTTTAAATTATTTAATTTAATTTTTAATGGATAAGGCGGTTTATAATTTACAGAATTGTCGCTATTAAATTCTAATTCATTTTTATTTAATACTCCTATTATTTTTTGAACATCACTTCTTATGCTATTATAACCTTTTGGATTTCCGAGATTTGTTAATGTAATTACATAATCGTGCGAGAATTGATTGGATGGGTCATAAGGCATACCGATTTCTTCATTATGGTCTTCAATAACCATTACTTTTTCAGCACCTAAACTATTAAATATTGTAGATAAAATATATGGAGTTACTGGAACTCCATTATCATTTAATGCTTTTTTATATTCTTCATCTACTTGTCTATCACTTACACGTCCTAATTTTAATACTAATTTATCATCAGTATTAATACCAAGTCCATCATTATGGTCTTGTGCTATAGCATTATCAATTGAAAATGATTTATTACCAGTTACTCCACTAAATCCATCACAACTAATTTGAGATGTTAAATTTTGATATTTATTATTAATATTAACATCATAGGTAAATGTTGTATTATCATTTTTAAAGAATGGTAATTTACCAAATAAACTAAAATAATCATAATCAATATTTTGTTTTGCTACTGGTAGGGAATTGAATGCCGAATTCATATTTGGTTGCTGTGATGCTAATTCATTATTACTTATACCTTGTGATAAAAGCATTTCTTGATTATATACATATCCACTATTACTATATACAGATGGTATTACAGGTCCGTGAACTTGTGATAATGTTAATGGAAAGTTAGTGTCACTTGCATTATCGGTGATTAATTCTTGTTCATTGAATACCATATCACCTTGTGTATCGTGTCCTACATAAAACCCGACTTGATTATTGTAATTCATTACAGCAGTAATCATAATATTATCACCATTTTGATATGTTGATAAATAATCTGTTATATTTTTATTTCTAACAATATCAACATTTTGTCTGTTATTTGCTACAACATTATCATTTGAATCTAATTTATATAATAAATTTTCAGTATAACTTACCGAGATTTGTTCATTAGTTACTTCACAAACAGCATCAGCGTGTATTCTTGGTCCGGCGTTAGTGCCCGATTTAACTGGTTGAACTCCTGATGTCCCTTCATTAACTATAATGCTTCTGCTATTTAAATCATTATCATCAATAAATGAACCATATACATTATCATATTTATTTAATCCTAACGCACATTTTGGATAATATTGTGTTTTTTCAATAGTTAATGCAGATTGGAATGCAGTTAGTCCTGTATTTTGAAAAGATATACTCATTTCTTCACTAGATATATTTGATTCAATATGTCTATAAGAATTAATTAAACTTTTATTTCTATCGTGAACACCATTTAATTGTAATACAAAATCATTATTTAATAACGCATTATCAATTGCTTTATCAGTTTTATTTACAATTAATAAATGTCTATAAGCACAAGTTTCTAATAATATGTCTGTTCCTAATCCTGATCCTAAATCGGCATCTGTTATGAATTTTAAATAATAATTATCAGAAGCTTGATAATTTACTCTTGCGTCATAGCCATTTGACCCAGTATAACTTTGCATTGTTTCACTTACAGATGATGGTTCTGCTACATTTCTTGTAAATAATTGGATACACGCTAATTCAACTTCGCCTGGTTGGTCAAATTCAAGAGCGAGTGTTTGGACAGTAGATGGTGAATAATTGTTAAAATCAATTGTTACAAATTGTCTATCTTCTGCTGTTCCACTTTTTCTATTGCTTCTCCAATTAATTTCATTATCCCCAGCAGTATATAAAGTATTTATTATATTTCCAGATAAAGATGCTCCGTGAATTTTTAAATTACGGGGGAATAAATCTTTATTATTACTTGTAGCAATTCGTATAGAATTAACTCTGTTCATTCCACTTGTTACAACTAGAAATATACGCTTTATATTTGATGTGCTTGATGTAATGAAACTAGTATCCATATTTGTATCTATTAATGATAAGGTTATTGGATTTCCATTAAAAGTAGCTGCAATTAATGCATTTTGATTAATATCTTTAAATACTTGACACTCTCTATTACTTCCTGTAAATGTAGCAACATCTAATTTTATTTGTTTATGGGGTGTTATTACAACACTATGATGTCCTTGACCTGTATGAATTGATTTATTTGATATTAAACAACTATCATAATCGTGTTGTTTTCTTGCTTCATTTGCATTAAAATTTTGTCCTGGTTCTAAAAATCTAAATCTATTGCCTCTATATGTTTTAATAACATTATGAGGTGTATCAAGAGAATGATTATGATATACTTCAGGTTGTCCTCTTAAAGATGTTACAGACATCGTCTCAAATTTATTACCATAAATTATACCATTATTAGTATAATATTCGTCACCACCTAGAGGAGTTGTTAAATTTATATTTTCTTCTAAAATAAATTTATTTAATTCATTAAAATTACTTCCTCCGATGTCTGCATTGAAATTTTGTGTGTAAATATAGAATAATGAATCATTGTCATCGTAATTAACTAAAAAATGATAAGTTGAATTTAAATTCATTTTTTCAACTTCTTTGTTAATTGCATCGGCTAGACCATCTCCTGAATATGTCCCGTGAGGAATATAAACCGGTATAATAGGGTTGCCTTCTTGTTTTGGACCATATTGAAATTGTATTAACTCATTAGATTCATCTATTTTAATTACATTGGCGTTTTGAAGATTTGCGGATACTACTTCTATAACAGAATTTGGTTTTAAAACGATTGGGTCTTTAAACCTACATTGATAATTGTAAGCTTGTTCGAGAGATTCAGTAATAACTTCATTATTATTATTGTAAATGTATTTATTACTATTGGCTATGATTAAACTCATTTTTATATTATAGAATAAAAAAATATTTTAAATAAATAAAATGAATTTTAATAGACCGGAAGATAGTATTAATGATGAATATAAAACTGGAAGTGTCTTAAAAAAGAAAGTTGTAGAAAAAGCAGAAAGGAAATTAAAGAATAATGAGAACAGGCATATTGACCCTGATAATGTATTTAATGGATTTAAGAAGAACAAGAAACTGTATAAAAGCACTAAATTGAAGAAAAAGATTGAAGAAAAACAAAATATAGATATGAAAATGTCTTATTAGTTTTTATTATTTTTATTAGTTTTTATTATTTTTAGAAGATAGTATAAAAAAGTATAATATCTTGTATAAAAAAGAGAGTGGAAGAAAGTGTGTCCAGTGTGTCCTAAAATTGCCTTTTTTGGAAAAGTCCTATATGAAAAAAAAAATTTAAAAAGTTTTGGAAAAAAGGCAAAAACAGGACACATCGGACACACCTCAACAAAAATATTTTATAATATAAAATATATACAAAAATAATTAAAATATAAATAAAAGAATAAATTAAAGTTCATCATCATATTCAATACCTTCCATTAAATCATTCACTTTTAAAGTAAACCCAACAATAACTTGCTTCATATTAAATCTTTTACCATTTAAAGTATAGGTATGTCTTTCTTTGTAATATTTACTAACTGCTCTAATAGTAGTTAATTCATCAATAAATTTACCTCTATTTAATTCTCTTTTTCTTTTTTTATCAAGATTATGATAAAATGTGCTATTTTTAAATAAACTATAAATATCTTTAATAGATACAAAATCTTGTCCAGTAGGTTCATCAACTTTTTCTAAATATTTATAGTTGTCTTCTTTATCAAGTAAATTTTTAAACCATCTAAATAAATCATTACTTTCACTTAAATATTTTAAGTTTCTATCTTTGATAGATTGTGGTTCTTTAGGATTAAAACCATCATTATATATTTCTCTAAAATATGGTTGTAAATAATGGAATAAAGCAATTTTATGTTCTTCTCTCCATTTATTATTATCAAAATCTCTATTCATTAAATAAACATTATTATCTTCATCAACATCTTCGATATCATCAGTAAATTTAGAAGGGAATATAACATCCATAATTCTCCTTTCCATTGCTCTATCAAATTCTAATAGTTTCGGTTTAGTATTACACTCTACGACAATAGTTCCGTGTAATTGTGCTTTTGTTTTTTTAGTATTATATAAATGACGAGCGGATATTTCTTTTTCACCAGTAATTTCTTTAATAGTTCCACAATTAAAAGGTATATCTTTATCGGGTTCTACAAAAACAATATATCTTTTTTTATCTAAGACTGCTTTTTCTGGATTAGCAGATGAACTATCTTTTGATTTTTCTATTAAAATAGTATTAGATGCTTTTTGATAATAATTACCAATAGTAGTTTGTATTAATTTATTAAGAACACCTTTACCATTACCACCGCATCCGTTCCATACAATAAATTTTTGTAAATCATTACTACCATATAAACCAGTAGATATAAGTTTAAGGTTACATTTTCTAACATCTTCATCAGGTAATATTTGTTTAATAAAATTATCTAAACTTTTAATTTTATCATCTAAATTATTAATATCTTCATAATTATAATCACAGGTCATACTAATATAATCAAGTGGATCAGGTTTTACAAATTCACCTTTAACTAAATCCCAAATTTTATTTTTAAAAGCGAAAAGATGAGGTTTATCATCAAATATAATATCTTCATTAGTAATATAACTTTCAATACATTCAACTAATGTTTTTCTTTTAGTAAGTTTTTTTAATTGATTAATAAATTCAACATTTTTTTTATAAGATTCATCAATTTCATCTGTATCTTTAGTGCTTTTTCTACGATATTCCCAAATACTATGATTAATATTAGTAAGTTCTTCATAATATTCATTTGCAATAAAATCTTTTAATTTTCTTGCTTTATCATCTTCTTTCCAATAAACGCCATTAAATTTATATAAAACATCATCTTGATAAATAAAGACTTTATTGTATCTTTTAGCAAAATCCTGTGCTATACTATCATCATCAAAACGTGGTAAAGTAAAAGATAAGTCTTTGTATTTAATATCAAGTTTTTTTTTATCCATAGGATTAGCACACATTTTAATTAATTGATATAATTTTTTCCAACCAAATCCTTGATTTCTATTAATAGACATCCAAGTCTGATAATTAGTAGAATGATTATAACCATCAAATTTTTCACAGAATTCATCAACAAGATTATAATTAATATTAAGGTTTTTAGCAACACACATAAATTCAAACCAATGTTCTCTAATTTTAAGAACATCGTTTGTAAGAAGATTTGCATAATCCCAGAATTTTTCATCATTATATTCAATACTTTTATTAATATAATCTTTATCATTTTTATCAATATTGTAATTTTTAAGTAATTGACAAAACTCACCTTTTTGAATTGTAGGTATAAGTTTAGGAGAATAACGACAATCGCCATCTCTATTTAGTGTAACTCTTTGAAAGCCATTGAAAACTTCAGCATCAATTTTACAGTAACTACCCTGTCCACATAAAAAGTCAACATAAGGGTCATCTTTAAAAATATATTTATTTTTAGATTTAGTATCAAAATCATCTATTTTCATAAAGAAGTGATATCCATAAGGTTTTGTCATAGACATAAAATAAGGTGCGTGTTCTTTAAGAGTATTAAGATTACAAATTTTAGGAGTAGGTGTATCTATGTCAATCTGATATATAAAAGAAGTATCAATCCAAATAGCATTAAATTCAAATTTATTTTTCTTGATAAGTTTCTGTCTTTTACGACAAAGTTCGAAATCTTGTAATTCTTTATAAGAAGGTCTAGAATTATTATATAATTTATGTTGAATGGGCATTAAATTTTTATTAAATTTAGTATAACCAAATTCATCTTTTTTTCCAGTATCTTCTATATCAAGAATTATAGGGAACCAATTAATTTCATTTTTCTCTAAAAATTTAATAATTGTTTTTTCCGCCATTTTCTTTTATAATATATAGAAAGATAAAAATTTATCCTTAAATAGATTTTTTTTAAAAAAAAAATTCAAATTTTTTTTTTTTAAATTAAATATAAAAAATATAATTCCTCCAAAGATTTCTCTAAGGAGGGATATATAAACAAAATGACTGGTGGGTGGTGGTGAGTTAATACAACTCGTGAAAAAAATGAAATTACTACAAAAATAAGTAATTTAAATCCTCCATAATAATGATACAGGCGGGAGGCTTCATACCCTGTATCATATTAAATATGTGTTATGTTCTTAAATAGTTTATTCTTCTGCTGACATCTCTTTTTTAGCAGGAGGTGTTTTTTTAGTAGTTTTAGCAGAAGCAGGTGCTTTGGGCTTGTAAGTTTTTTTTGCCTCTTGAAGCACCTTTTTATAAGGCATATCTTTATGTTTTGCTCTAAACTTTTTTACGTGATCTAACCAAGCGTTGCCCATAATATATTTTTTATATATATATAGAAAAAAAAATTAATTAATTAAATTTATTAAATAAAAAATATTAAATTATTAAAATTATTCACTATCAGATTCTTCATTTTTATTGTATTTCTGCTGTTGTGTAGACACACTATGTCCAAGTTGTTCAGATAATTCTTTAATTTTATCAGTAGTCGCTTTATCATCTTTTAAATTATGTGTAATATATGCTTTACGAAAAACGTTAAAACTGGATGATTTATCACCAAATTTACCCATAACTTCTTTAAGCATATTAGATAATTGAGTAGAGATGAGAGGCGATGTAGACCAACTAAAAAAGTATTCACCAGGTTTAACATCTGCTTGTTTAAGATATAAATTAATAGGACGACTAACAGCAGATTTAGTTGGAAGGTCAACTATAACTTGTCCATAAATATCAGCAGTTTTATATTCATTAAAAACTAATTTAAATTTATTTTTACCTTTTCTAATAATATAATTGAATTTATCATCGGGTGCAGAATTTTCAACAAATTTCATCACGTAATCAGCAGCCCTACGAGGAGGACTTTCAGTTAAAAGAAGAACTAAAATATATCCTCTTAATGCTTTTAATTCACTTCTAGAAAGTTTATCTTTATTATATAATTCGGTAATATGTAAATTTTTATGAATTTTCTTTTTTGTTTCTAATATATCATTCCATTCTTGAAAAGTTTTCTTTTCTTTATCAGATAATTGATTACCTTTTTTCTTTTTATCATCCATTTTTTCATTATAAATTTGAACAATACCTCTATATTCATCAGTATTCATTTTATCATAAAATTGATATATTTTAATAATAGTAACTAATATATTAAGTGCTTGACTATTAGTTTTATCTTTAATAATATCATTAACTTTATTTTTAGTAATATCATTAAAAGTAATTTCTTTTCTATTATTTAATAGTTTTCTAAATTCATTTCTATAAAATTTAATAGAACCTGCTTTATAACTGTGTCCATTTTTAAGAGTTGTATTATTAACTTTATCCATAAATTTATCTAATGTAATAGACATCTTTTATATATATAAAGATTTTAATTTATCTTTAAATCCTTTTTTTAAAGGATAAATTAAATATTCAAATTTTATTTTTTTATATATTTATAATAATATAATTTAATTCTTCTGGGTTTATTTTATTAACTTTAATAATATCAGGTATAATTTGATACCTTAATAAATCATCAAAATTAATTGAATATGAATCACAGTCTTGTTTCATTTTTTTAATCATATTAATAATTATATGAAGAAAAAACTTATTCATATTTGTATATAAACATATATAGATAATTAATTATCCTTAAATAGTTTTTTTTTTATATATTTATATTAAAATATATAAAATCCCCGTGAATCTCTAGGGGGGTTATATAATTACCCTTATTTTCAAGGATATTTATATATTTAATATAAATACCCCTATAATAAACCATAAAAGCGCTTTTATGGTTTCTTCTAAGGATAATATATATTAGATATATTATTATAGGCGATTTTAAGGATATTTATATTAGATATATTGAATATCCCCATAATTAAGGGTATTTATATAACCCCTTAAATATCTTCGGGGGTGGGCAGATGATTTATTAAATTTTTTATTAATATTATTTTTTCATCTTTATTAAATGTTAAATCATTTATTAAAGTATTTACTTTATTTATTTTATCTTCTAGTAAATTTTCCTTCTGTTTTATTCTTTGAAAAATGCTATTATAATAACCTATTACACTATTTTCACTACAAGTATATATTAAGTCAATTTCATCTGTATTATCTATTACCCGCATTTTATTATTTATATGAGTTACTTGTGGATCATTTATACCTTTCATTCTATATCCAATTCCTATATAATTTCTATAACATAAATCTTCACTTGTTCGTGCTCCAATTATTTGAATTCTTCTATCACCTAAATCTCTTATCAATTTCGCTGTATCAATAAATTTATATCTATTCATATAATCATTCAATATAAATTTTTCATCTTTATTAAATATCTCACGAACTATCTTATTATATATATTATTTAATCCTGTTTTTCCACCTATTTTATCTGGCTCTTTTAAAAAACTTTTTTTATTATTATATTGTTCTTTAATAAATTCTTTTGTTTCAATGCCTTGATGTAATCTATCTTGTATCTTTGATATTAAACCGAAAAATTTACACTCATTCATATCATTTGCTAAAATGATTTTTATATCATCTTTTTTAACATATTGCTTTCTAACCATCTTTTATTATTAATAATATTTTTTTTTATTAATAATTAAACACAAAATTATTTTCTTTATATAAATAAATGAATTTTAATATAGATAAAACATCTGCTTTCTATATTAATTGGTGGAAGCCATATTTAGAAAGACAAGAGCGTAAAAGGAGAAGAGATGAATTTTGTAAAAATATAGGATTTATATAAAATTGATTTATAATATATGTGTCAGGTGTGTCCTGTTTTTGCCCTTTTTCAAAAACTTTTTAAATTTTATTTTTCATATAGGACTTTTCCAAAAAAGGCAATTTTAGGACACACTGGACACACTTTTTTT